CAATAGCACCATTACCACTTGCCGATCCTTCTGATCCTATACTTAATGATCCTCTAGCTCTTGCATTAGTAAAGTAGAGATTGCTAGAACCCTCACCAATATCATCGCTATCAAAAGTATGTGATCCACCCAAAGATATAGCTTGAGAATTAATTGTAACGCTTGAGTTTGCAAGCTTGCTGTTTGCTATAGAGCCTGCAAGTTTGTCATTTGCTATTGAGCCTGCAAGCATAGAGTTTGTGATACCACTTGCTTTCACTCTTAAAGTATCTGAATTTATTTCTATAGATGAATCATCGACACTTACTGCTAAAGTAACATCACCTGAAGTTCCGCCACCTGTAAGACCATCACCTGCAACAACGCTTGTTATATCAGCAGAGTTTGTATTTGCAATTGTTAATGTACCTGCTGCATCGTCATAAGTAAGACTGATACCACTTCCTGCTGTAAGTAAAGAATTAACCTGATCGTCTACTCTTTCATTTGTAAAATATAAATTACTTGAACCCTCACTAACAGAATCAGTATTAAAAGAAATGTTTGCTGTACCATCAAAACTTACGCCATTGATTGTTCTTGCAGTAGCTAACGCTGTTGCTGTTGCACTATTGCCTGTAATATCACCTGTAAAACTATTTGAAGCTGTAATACTAATACCTGTTGTTATCCAATCACTATTTGCAGAGTTTCTTAGTTTTAAAACATTGTTTGCTGTGTCAACCCAAAGCTGATAAGCGTAAGTTGTGCTTGGTGATGTAGCATTGCTGTTATTGGAAACAATAGCTAAAAGAGCATTATTTAAGTCTGCTCTAAAGTCTGCTCCTGTTTGGTTAGCTATATTATAATCATGTGTTGCCATATTCTGTCCTCATATCTATTGTAGTTTATATCTATAGTGTTTGAAATATAAACTCATGCATTAACCTCATCAATACCGAATATTTGCCAAGTAAAGTAAATATTTAGATCATCTAGGGTTACAGTTTTTTTATACCAATCTATTACTTGTTGCTCTGTAATGTCTTTCACTAATATAAAATCAGGTGGTAAATCATTATCTCGCAAGCTATAAACACCTTCTAATTGTGAATACATTTTTTCAGTGTGTGTTTTTTCGCTATCTAAGACATCAACACCTGTAACTTCAACACAAACTTCTCTAACTATTTGTGTACTATCGTCAATACTTTTTGGCATTGTTTTCATGCTGTTGTACTTATAGCTATAATCAAAATTATGTATTGGCATCAAATCTCCGAGAATCTATAAAAACCATACTGAACATTACTTAGTTGTTTATTGTTACCATCTCCTTGAGCAAGTACATATAACCTTAATGTTCTACTCGTATTGCTTACTTTTCTGACAATAAAATCTTTTTGCACCATTTCATTAGTGCTATCAAATCTATCTATTGCTGAAAAGAATTGTGTTTGTCCAGAGTGATATTGAGCAGAACCTTCATCTGCTGTAGGTATTGTTGGTGTTGAACCATCACTATAAGCAAAATCATCTCTTAACTCAAAGCTTGATCCTGTGCCATAAGTACCATCACCTGCAACAATAGATAATGTTTTTACCTCACCATTACCACCAAAAACTCTACAATATATATGATAGATACCTGTTGCTGTACCCAAGTCTGCAACTTTTTTCAATCGCATAGTGTTGTTTTGAAATGATCCTATCGTTGAACCTGAAACAGTAGCAGCAGTAAAATCTAAAGCTAAGTCCGTAACATTCAACCTATCAGCAGTTATTGTGCCTGCTTGTATATCGACTGCTTTTATTGGCTCATCAGAAACAGTAAAAGTTAAATCAGTTGATTCTGATTCTGCTCCAATAGTATTTATTGTAGTTACAGAAGCTACATAGTTTGATGCTGTTTTAATAAAATTAAGATCAATCTTGCTATCACTAACAATTCTATTATGCACCTCATTACCACTTGAATCGACAATTGATACTCTGAATTCTTTTGATGGGTAATCTGTTGGATTTGTCCAAGATAAAAAAGGTCTCCCTGTTGCACTTGCGTTGGTATCTGTAAAAGCAAGAGATGTAACTTTAGAAGTTTCTGTGCCTGTAGGTAATCTTGTTTCATCACCAACATTTTCTGTTGGTGCATTAGCATCCCAAGAATATATGTCAAGATATTCAAGCATTTGTATATTTACTAAACCATTTTCTAAAAGGTTTACAGCTTCAATCCTATATAAAGCACTTGATAGGTTATATGGCGAATAGGTAATATCAACAACATCACCTGCAACTAAATTGTATAGTCTAGGAGTACCTACAAAGGTTATAGTTTTTTGATTTCTGCTTCTGTTTAGAATTGTTTTTGCCATATTAAAAGCAATATATGGATTTGTAATATATGGAAATTCAGCAGTTGTTTCTAACTCTTCACCACCATCATCATTTTTAAATGTGGTTGCATTGTCATTATGAAAAGCAGTTTTTGTATCAGCTTCAAATTTCTTTTGTGCATTAAAAAATTGGACAACAACTTTGTTAAGTTTTTCTGCTTTATCTTCATATCTTATTTTTATACCTAAATTTAAGATATGATCTTCTGTAATACTAAATGTTGATGATCCTGTATCTTCTATTAATATTGAATATTTACCATCTACATAATTTAAAAAACCTCTTACATTTGCAAGCAACTCTCTTGCGTTTTCTAAAACAGTTTCATTAGTATCAACTAAACCATTGCACTCAAATCGTGTTACTTCTGCTAAGACTGTTCCTGTTTCATCTTCATATAAAAATTTTGCAACAGCAGAACCGCCACCATTACCTGTATCAGAAGAGTTTGCTGTTGCAGTTGTACCATCTAAGTTTGTTGCTTCAAAGGTAAATGTATTTGCATCTGCAACTGTTGTTATTGTGTATAGTTTATTTAAAACAACATCTGTAATATTTCCACCCAAACTTGTTGCACCTGCAAACAGAACTCTATCATTAACACTTGCACCATGACTTGTACAAGTTGCAGTAATCGTGGCATCTCCATTTGTTGCGGAAAAAGTTACACTTTTGCTTATTTTTTCATCAGGCGTATCATCAATAAAAACTCTATAACTTGTTGTGCCAGAATGAGGAGTATTGCGTTGCACATCTAATATATTTGCTCTATTAAGAATTATTGTGCCACTACTATCTTTTACAGATATTTTTTCATTACCTTTTAGCTTGCTCCATGTTGTCTCATCAACATCTATAAAATTATCACCATTGAGTGCTGTAAAAGTTGCAGCAGAATAAGAGCCTGCATAATCTGGTACATTAACAATGGTATCTGCTGTATTTGCTGCTGTTTGAAATGATTGTAGATCAATTAAAGAAGCTGCTAGACCTTTACCATGATCTTGATGCATATAATCTAACAATGGTAAAACAGCGTTATTTGACCACTCATAAGTCGTCTTATCATCAATTCTATGTGATCCTGAACCGCCAGATATAGAGCCATCTTTTCTTGGATCGTAAAGCTTTCTTCCTTTTACAACTACTGTTAGTTCAGGAGTAGATGTAAACATACCCTTTGAATCATATTCAAAAGAAGCAGCTATGTAAGCAATACCTTTTAACCTATGATTACTTGTCCATTTAGTTTGTGATGCATTAAGCATAGGATCAGCAGTTTGATCGTCTGCTCCATGATGAGCATTAAATACCATTCTATATCTTTTTGTAGGATCATCACCACTTCTACCATTTTTAACTTTAACTTGCACATTACCAAGTTGACTTGCTGTGTTTAATGATCCTGCTCCACTACTGATTTTGTCTGATCCTGTGTAATAACCATCTCTAAAAACACTTGTATCAGAAATAGGCGTGCCATTAATTTCAATGGTATCAAGCTCAATTGAATCTATCTCACCCAGACATAAGCCATACACAACAAACAATTCTCTTGAGTTGCCTGAATCTGTATCCATATAAAGCAAGGTTGAGCCAACTCTTCTTCTTCCATAAATAATTGGTATCTTGCCACCATCAGCTATTTTTGTTGCAAGTATGTCTTGTCCTTGTCTTTTGAGTTTTTGTGCTAATCTAAAATTTTTAACGCCTGTATAAACAGTCAATATACCTACTATAATTTGTAATGCTCTGTATATTGTTGCAGGATCAATCATTAAGAACCCCACCTAATGTTTTGTCTTGTTATATGTGCAAATTCTAAACCTTTATCATTTAAAAATGCCCTTTGTTGTGATTCATCAGTAAAGTGTCTACCTTTTTTTAAATTCCAATTTGCCCAATGATTTGAGCAAGTCAATATAATTGTTGAATCAGTATTTGATTCGCTTACTTCTACATTTTTTATATTTCCTGAAAAATAGGTAAAGGCATCAATAAAAGAATCATTGCTATCAAAAAAACCAAGATATATATTTACAGCATCATCTATATAATTTTCATCATCAAAAACCGATATGAATGTCGAATTTATATTTGATAACTCTATAGATGTTTCTTCTACTTTAAGTTCTCCTGTTTCTGGTGTTGTGCTTACTGATATTATTTCACCAGAAGATGTATAAGTATTGGAATCGTAAGTTACATCAAACTGATTATCAGTTAATCTAAAAACTGTAGATGTATTAATTTCTAGTAGAAAACAAAATGTATTAGTAGGATTTGCTAATTGCGTGAGTAAAGTTGAGCTTAAACTTCTTGACATTATTCAATGCACTCACGCAATGAAAAGTTTATAACAAATAATCCTGAAGTATCCGTTGTATATAAAACATCACTATTTAGATACACCTTAAAATTTGGTTGGTCAACTGTTACTGCTTCGCTGTTTGCTAATGTGGCTATTATACTTGGTGATATTGTTGCAGTACCATTACCGCTTCCGTCTGAATCTAAATCAGATTCAAGCATATAAACCTTATCGTGATTTGCAAACTTAATAATATCACCTGCTTTGAGAACATCGGTTGTTGATGCATCAAATCCTGACAATGCTATTGTTGAATCTCCTACACTATGCGATCCATTTACCACAATATCTGTTTGCGTTCTATTAGCACCTCTGTTTGTTATTGGATATGTGTAATCAAATTTATCAAAAGAGTTTTGCTGTTTTTTAAGAAAAGCAAAAACATCCATCGCATCATCTTTTGATAAAGGTGGTAATGTAATATCCAAAGTAAAAAATTGTGATCCATATTTTCTAGTAACTCTTTTACCAGATACAGATTGATTTAATAAATTAGGTCTATTGTCTTGCAATGATAGACTGCTTGGCTTTATTGTTGTTGGAAAAGTACCTGACATTATGCTATTCCCATTTTACCTCTTGAGTTATAAGCTTGATTGACCATGCTTATAATCATGTTTTTTCTTTTTGCAAGCAGTTCATCAAAACCTGCTGCATCTACTGTAGATATATTAAAGTTTACAGAAGCACCCATGCCTTGTCCTTTCGTATGATCTATAACTGTTTCGTTTGGATGTAATATTGCAGGGAAGCCACCACGCCCATCTATACCACCTGCTCTTACACCCATGCCTGTATAACCTCCGCCTTCATAAAGATAATTTGTATTACCACCTGCTGTTGGATTTAGAGTAGATGGTTGCGGTGTAGAAAAATCTAAACCACCTAAAAAATCTCTAAATGGATTTATAATTTGCTGTGTGATTAGCTGCTGAATAGCAATACGCAAAAGCTGCTCTACAACATAATCTGCAAAATCTTTAAATCTTAACTTGCCTTCTCGTAAACCATCGATAATCGCATCTTCAAATTTTTTCATAGAGTTTACAGCTAAAGTGTCTAATGCTGTTGATAAATGATTTATTGAATCTATATATGCATTTATTGGATTTGTTCTATCAAGTTCGTTATTAGCAGAAATCAAGCTTTCAGTTAAATTTTCATTTGAATCTGTTACATCATCTAGTGTAATAAGCAAACCTAGTAAAGTATTTGCTACCTCTACTGTTTTATTTCTAAAATCTTCACTTCCTTTAACTGAATCCTGTAATTTTAAAGCTAGTTCTGCTTGAGATTTAATTAATTTTATTTCTGTAACAGTTGCTAATCCTCTTGCAGCAGGTAAGAGTTTTAGTAGCTCTAAGCCAAAATCTGCAAACTTTAATGTTATGGAAGGTAAAATAATATCTAAGTTAGCAGCTAGTGTTGCCAATGATAACTGTAATTCACCAATAGCTTTAATAGCACCTGCTAGACCTGTAATAATTGAATTTGCAATTCTTACACCCAATTCATCAAAACCACCTGCTTCTTTTTTAATACGCATAAAAACTTCTGCAATTTTTTCTTGCATCCTTTCAAGAACAGGTAAAAAGGCTACTGCAATATTATCTCTTATAGCTTTTACTTGCATTGATAAAACACCAATAGCATCATTAAAAGCTTCAGTTCTTCTTATAACTTTTGTATCAAGAATTAAACCAAGACTTTCGGCTCGATCTATAAATCCGTCCATTCCTCTTGTTGCTAAATCTTCAAGAGCATTTGTAAGTAAAATACCTTGTCGACCAAACAAGTTAGCTAGTGCTGTTGCTTTTTGTGTTTGACTTCCAAGACCACTTATACCAATTGCTACTTCTTCTAATAAAGTATCTGTAGATTTGAAATGACCATCTGTAGTTTCAAGTTCTACGCCAAGAGCTTTGAAAATATCTTTCATGGTCTTAAGACCTCTTTGAGCATCACCAACCGATCTAGCAAATTTCTCTAGTGCTTTGTTCGCACCTTCTATGTTAGTTCCTGATTCTCTAGCAGCTAAATGAAAAGCTTGAATTGCAGAAGTGGTAATCCCTGTTCTGGTTGCAGTTTTACCAATGGCATCAATAAACTCAAAAGATTTGTTTACAACTAAAGCTAAAGCACCTGCTGTTGCTGTTGCAGCTAACCCAACACCTACTACGCCTTTTGCAGCACTAGCTGAAGCAGAACCAACGCCTTTTAATCCTTTAGTTACAGAATTAAAAGCAGCTTTAGTTCTATCTACTGCTGAAAGTTCAAATTTTACTTGTCTCTTTGCCATTACTTCTTGCTCTCTTCTTCTTTTAATTCAAAGTATGCAATCCAACCTTGATACTCTTCGATACTAATACTTTGCAATTCTTGTAATGTCTTGCCTAGTTTTTCTGCTAGTGCATATTGGAAAAACAAATTAGTATCTTTTTTTACTTTTTTTTGACATCCTCAATAGGCTCTTGACCCATTATTTGTTGTGCTACACGCATCAATACTTCTCTATCTACATTGTTAAGCAGATCATTCTTATTACCAATGTCAAATAGCTTATTGCCATCGGCATCAAGAGCTTTATAAATTAGCACATAAGCCATCATCGTAAGATCATCCTCTCTGCTAAGTTTATATAACTTAGAGGTTTCGCCTAGTGATAATGGCTTACTGTAAATATATAAAGGCTCATTTTCATCTCCCCATTCAGGAACTTCAATCTTAGTGATCTCTTGACCGCTAAAATGTTGTTTGGCTTTATCTATAACTGACATTAATAAGTGCCTGTTGTTAAGCCACCTGTTCCTTGAACAGTAATAGTAGATTCTACTAAACCATCAAAAGAAGATGATACAGATTTACCTGTAACAATCGCTGTGCCTGTAAGTTTTACATCGCCACTATCTGTTCCTTCAGGAGCAAAATTAAGTGTTACAGATGAACCTACAGATAAAGCTGTTTGTCCGTTAGTATCAGTTTCATCATACAAAACATCAACTGATCCACTAAAGTCTTTAATTGAAGCTAAATAAGTCTTTGACGAATCACCCATTGATGTATCTTCAACCACATCAATAGATTCATCAATACTAAAACTTCTGATTTCAGCAATAGCGTTAGAACCAACTTGTACAGTACCTTCTTTACCTAAGTGAGTTGCCATAGTTATTCCTCGTTTTTACTTTTAGAAGAAGATTTAACTTTATCTTTCGATGGGATTGCTTCTTCTTTCCAACCCTTACTCAACAAATACTCAACACTATCAGGGTGAGCATCTATAGAACTTTTACCATTTGGACTAATTAATTTCATAATTTTTCCTCTTTAAACTGCTACATCAGGATTGGTTTCCTGAACATAGTATTTTGTTAAAAATGTAAGCGAAACAAAACCCATTGGTTGTTCGCCTTCCGCATTGAACTCTATTTCTGTTGATTCTAAAAAAGTGTCTTTAGCAAGTCCACCTAATGTCGTATCAGCAGCAATAGCTTCTTCAACTTCTTTGCATATTGTATCAATAGTATCATCAAAGTTCGAAGTTCCTTTAGCATAACCTTCTACTACTACGCTTAAATCTCTTTGCATAACTCTATCAGTATGCATAACTAATGGTTCGGATGTTTCTGATTTTGTGTAAATTACTAATGCAGGCAAAGTATCTAAAGGATATACCCTAGATTCATGCACTCTTGTTCCTGTTGTTGTTAAATTATTTAGATTAGTTCCAAAGTATTCTCTAATCTGTTGTCTTACATGATTTGCCATTACACTTCTTCCAGTATCAATTCTGTAAAACCTGTTCTATCTTTTTGCACATTGACAATAGTGTAGTTTTGAGCAGCTTTTAAAGTATTGCCATCAACATCTTTTATTGCTTCTACATTTAATAAATCACCAAAAGATGCGTTTGGTACATCAACACTTCTTGCATGAGCTACTGGTTTTAGAGCTTCCAACCCAATACCCTCGTCTTGCAATATAAATTCATTGTTCAAAATAACACTTATAGATGAAGCAGTACCGCTTCTTGTATAAGTTGCTCCTACACCATGACCATAATCTTTATCTAAATAATTGAGCATATCTGCTTCTGTTTCTAATCTAAATTGGCTCATTGTTTCTGTAACACCAATGAAACCAAACCTGTATTATCAGGCTCAACTGTTTTTACTAAAAATGTAGTTGCA